ACCTCACCATTAGCCTGACGGACTCCAGCGCGACTCAGATAGCGCGTAACTTCTCACTGAACGTCACTTCCGGCGTATCCCTGACCGCGACCCGGAACCTGATTGTTCCAACCATCCAGAAGCCCTACCTCGTGCTGAACGCCACAACCGGCAGTCAGAGCATCGTCGTCAAGACCTCTGCGGGAACCGGGATCACCATACCCAACGGCAGCAGGGTGTGGGTCTATGCAGATGGCACGAACGTCGTATCGGCGCTTAGTCATCTTCCGACTCTAACTCTGGCTACGGCTCTCCCGGTTGCCTCTGGCGGTACTGGAATTACGGCGTTTGGCACCGGGGTTGGCACAGCTTTAGGTCAGAACGTCACAGGGTCTGGCGGCATCGTATTGGCTACGTCTCCTATTTTGACAACGCCCAATCTTGGAACGCCTACAACGCTTACGCTAACCAGTGCTACGGGGTTACCGCTTACAACTGGTGTGACAGGCACACTGCCAGTAGCCAACGGCGGTACAGGGGAGACTACATACACCAACGGCCAACTGCTGATTGGCAATACCACCGGCAATACCTTGACCAAAGCCACACTGACTGCTGGCACGGGGGTATCCGTAACGAACGGCACAGGCACCATTACTCTTGCAAACACGGGCGTTACTAGCGTTAATGGCGAGACCGGAGCGGTCACTGGATTTGCGAAAGTGGACAGCAGCAACACCACTTCACAGGCGACAAATTACGCGGTTGGAACGACGATCACGTTGAGCGTGTTGGATGTAAGCTATCAGTTGAACGAGACTATGCCGACTTTGTACGCTACGGTTTCGGGGACTACGTACGTCCGCATAGCCTCCTCGGGGTATGGAGCTTTAGCCGGAACTTGGAAGGGCCGAGGGGTTTTATCTCAAGCCTCCTCGGGTAAGAGTATAAGCTACGCTTTTGCCGTTCAGAGGATTTCATAATGCCCGGAGAAAAATTCTTTTTAAGTAACGGCGTTATTGTCGGCAACATCCGGGGCGTGCGCCGCCTTGTCGATGCGCCGAGTGAAACTTACATCTGCACGGTTGATATGCAGACCGTTCCGCAAGAGCCTGAAGTCGGTGTTGAATACTGCGCGGTTGCGGGTGACTTCGCGCCAACTGGCCAGTGGGTGTTTGCTCAAGTAAAGGCTGGAAATTTTGATGGCGAGCTTTCGGACTACGTTGCTCCGTTGACAAGTATCCCCGTGGTGGAGATTAGTGCTTAATGCGCATCACAGTAAAACCCGACTTCTTTAGCCCAGCCGAGTGCGCTGCGCTTAGTGCGGCTACGCTTGCGGGTGTGGTCGAAGGGTGGGTATCGACCGGTATTGGTGCTGGCGGTCTTGGCGCGACAGGTCGAAAAACTTCGCGTTTGTACATGAAGGGTAAGTCCTATCCCGCCGTAGTCGGCCAGTGCATGAACAAGATTCTGGCTTTTGTGGGGCTCACTGAGCAGCCGTTGATTCTTGGCGGGCACGGCGCTGATGGTGCGGTGACTTCAATAACGTACAAAGGCGACGATGTATACCTGCACCGCGACCCAAAGCTGTCAGAGTTAAGCGTTCTGCGGTGCAACGTAGTTACACAGGCCAGTGAGTCGGGCGGAAAACTGTACGTTGGAGGTGCGCCTGTAGATTTGAATGTAGGTGCTCTGCATTGCTACCTCGCCAGCGACTACCCGCACGGTGTAACGCCCGTTACGGGAGATACGCCACGAATACTGTGGATGTTTGGGGCGCAGGTTTCAAAAGAAGCGTGGGAAACAAAGCAAATTCTCCCGGAGGTGGTATGAGTTTACCGAAAGTAAAAATTAGCCTTGTCGCAAACACATGGATCAAACAAATGCTGTTCGAGAACGCAGGCGACGCCAACGCGGGTCACAAACACACCTTCGATCATCAAACGCTTCTGGCGTTCGGGGCTGTGCGCGTGACCGTAAACGGCAAGGCGTCCGAATTCTCTGCGCCCACAATTATTTTTATCAAGGCTGGTCTTGACCACCACATTGAGGCAACCCAAGCCGGTACCGTAGCGTACTGTGTCCACGCAATAAGAGATGGCGAACGCATTGAGGACATTATTGACCCAGACGATATACCGGAAGGCGTTTCGTCTGGCACAACTCCTCTGGTTCAGGGCGCACAGCCAGAGGCCTTTTACAAATCGCCCGTGGCGATACAAATTAAAAGTTCTTGAAAATGAGTAACCTTGACTGGAAATCTCTCCTCGCGTCGATTGCCCCGACTGCTGCTACGTTGCTTGGTGGCCCGTTGGCGGGCATGGCGGTAACCGCCCTTGGCGCGGCTCTTGGCTTAACGGACGCTACGCAGGAAAGGATCGAGAGTGTTCTGCAGTCTGGCACCATGTCGGGGGAACAAATCGCTGCGATAAAGTTGGCTGATCAAAACCTCAAGCTGGAGCTTAAACGGCTAGACATCAAGCTCGAAGAAATCCACGCTGGTGATAGGGATAGTGCTCGCAGGATGCAGATGTCCAGTCGGTCGTGGGTTCCTGCGGTTTTGTCGGTAGCCACAGTTGGGGGGTTTTTCTTCCTGCTGGGTGGAGCCGCGATGGGGCGCTTTGTGCTAACAGGTTCCGATGTCACGATGCTGCTTCTTGGGGTTTTAGCCCGTGAGACAGCCGGTGTCTACCAGTTCTGGATGGGCTCTTCATCAGGCAGTCAGCATAAGACCGACATACTGAACAAATGAACCTCTCGATTAACTTCACCCTTGAGGAACTGATCCGCTCCGAGGCCGCTGCTCGTAATGGATGGGATAACACGCCCAACGAAAAAGAGATCGCCAATCTGAAGCGTCTAGCCAGTCTGCTGCAACAGGTCAAAACTGCGGTCGGCGGCAAGCCGGTTATGGTGAATAGTGGGTTCCGGTCTAAGCAGGTGAATGATGCTGTGGGTAGTAAAGACACGAGCCAGCACCGTCTTGGGTGCGCTGCGGATATTCGCGTACCGGGTATGAAACCCCGCGAGGTGGTAGAAGTCTGCATTAAAGCCGGGGTGCCGTTTGACCAGATCATCCTAGAGTTTGATGCGTGGACGCATATATCAGTGCAAAATCCATTTGAAACCGAGCCTAGAGGTTCTAAACTTATCATCGACAAAAACGGCGTTCGCCCGTTTGTGTAAGGAGTAAGCCGTGCCGTTGACCAAACTGCAGTTCAAGCCGGGGGTGAACAGGGAAAACACCAACTACGCTGGTGAAGGTGGTTGGTTTGACTGCGACAAGATCAGGTTTCGCTCGGGATACCCCGAGAAGATTGGTGGCTGGCAGAACTTGGCGGCGTCTGTATCAGGAGTGTTTAACACCTATAAAGGGGTGTGCCGTAATCTGTGGAATTGGATCACGCTTAATAGCAGCAACCTGCTGGCTTTGGGAACTGAGCAGAAACTCTACATTGAAAACGGTGGGGCGTACTACGATGTCACTCCTATCCGGGATACGGTCACAATCAATAACAATCCGTTTGCAATTGTCAGCGGCGCTAAGCTGGTCACAGTCACAGATACTGCGCATGGCGCTACTGTCGGCACCTACGTCACATTCTCTGGAGCGACTGGTGCGGACTACACTGTTTTCAATGCTGAGTTTGAGATTGTTGTCATACTTACTGCGAATACCTATCAGATCATTCTTTCTACTGCTGCGACAGCTACGGGGTCTGGCGGCGGTGCTTCGGTTACTGCGGCATATCAGGCTAACTCCGGCAATTCTGTAGCCTCATCTGGCACGGGTTGGGGTATCGGCCCTTGGAGTCGGGACGGTTGGAGTGAAGAATACTCTGGCGGTGCGGTTGTTCAAGAAACCAATCAACTACGGCTGTGGTCGTTGGATAACTATGGACAAGACTTGGTAGCTGCCATTCGAGAAGGTTCAATTTATTATTGGGTCACAGACACAACTACCAGTCCGCCCCGGGCGGTCACTCTCGAAAGTCTTGCGACGACGGCGGGATATGACGGCACATTCGTGCCAAATAAGGTGTTTGAAATTCATGCCTCTGGCGTTCAGCGATTTGCAATTTGTGTTGGCGCTAACCCATACGATCCGGGCGACTCTGAGACCACCTTTGACCCAATGCTGGTGCGCTGGTCTGATCAGGAGAACATCTATCAATGGGTGCCCGCTGCGGATAACCAAGCTGGCGAGCTCCGTATGTCTCATGGCTCAAGACTGGTAACCGGCAGGCATGGTAGGCAGGAGTTTGTGATTTGGTCAGACAGTGCGATCTACTCTTTGCAATACCTTGGCCCACCCTATGTCTGGGGTGCTAATCTGTTGATGGATGGAATCTCTATAGCCTCGCCCAATGGTGTGGTCGGCGCGAGCAACATCATGTATTGGATGGGTGCAGACAAGTTCTACGCGTATGACGGCCGAGTTCAGACCCTGCCTTGCACCATCCGACAGTATATTTTTGATGACTTTAACTACGATCAGGCGTTCCAAGTAGTAGCCGGTGGCAACGAACAATATAGCGAGGTTTGGTGGCATTACCCATCTGCTAACAGCACTGTAAACGACAGCTACGTTATATACAATTACATGGATAACGCGTGGTATTACGGGACTCTGAACCGGTCAGCTTGGATGGATTCGCCGCTTCGTTCCAAACCCATGGGTGCGTTTAGCATTAAGACTTCGTATTTGTCGATAGCTGTAAATTCTTCGGTTACAACGATCAACTTGTTAGATGCGTCGACCTACCCCTATGCTGGGGTTGTTCAGATTGACAGCGAGAAGATTAGCTACACCGGCAGGACGAGTTCTGCGTTGAGTGGCTGCACTCGGGGTGTTGAAGGGACTACAGCGGCATCGCATGTAATCTACTCGACGGTACCGCTTACTGTTTCTAATCAGGTCATGTATCACGAAGTAGCCAATGACGACCTATCAACCGCGACACCCGTAGCTATCGAAGCCTATATAAATTCCTCTGATTTTGACATTGGCGATGGTCATAACTTTGGGTTCATCTGGCGCATCTTGCCTGACCTGACCTTTGACGGCTCTACGACTCCAGCCCCGGATTTCCCGGAGGTCTCGATGGTCTGTAAACCCCGGCAGAATTCTGGTACGGCTTATGGAGCGCCAAGCTCGCCGACAGTTACCAGCGCCCAGAGCTACAACACCGAACGCGTATACAGGATTCAACAGTTTACGGGTCAGGTCTATACCCGCGTCAGGGGCAGACAGATGGCGTTCGAGATACGGTCTGAGGGTCTTGGGGTGGCTTGGCAGTTGGGTGCGCCAAGGATCGATGTCAGACCTGACGGCAAGCGATGACCTAGATGCCTATTCTTCGCGCAACCAAAGCCCCGAATCTAATCAACGCTCCGTTGGCGTATGAGACTCGGCATCATGACCAGACATACCGAGAGCTGCGGGTCTACTTCAACGCGCTGGACAACGCGACATCGGCACTGTTTGGCCCACTTGGCGGGGACTACCTGACGTTCTCACATGGTTCGTTTTACGACACCACAGACCAAACCGCCGCGAGCACTACAGTAGCTTATCCGGTCACATTCAATACAACGGACATCTCGCAGGGCGTGTCCTTGGTCAGCTCATCACAGGTCACGTTTGCTGATGCAGGCGTCTACAACATCCAGTTCAGCGTTCAGTTGGCGAACGACACCAACACGCCACAAGACATCGATATGTGGTTCCGTAAGAACGGCACGAACATTGATAACTCGAATAGTCGATTTGGTCTGGCCCCAAGGAAATCCCTCGGAGACCCGTACCATACTATAGGGTCGCTGAACTTTTTTGTGGATGTTCAGGCGTCGGATTATGTGCAGTTGGTGTGGTGTACCACGGACGTTGGTGCCCGGATTGAGCACTATACGGCGGGGGTTAGCCCCACACGGCCAGCAATACCTTCGGTGATCCTGACTGCAACCCGGGTTTCCGACGTAGTAACGCCTGTTTATGCGTGATATTATGACCAAAATTCTGAGGGTTACCCCATGAAATCCACTGCTGCCGGTCTTGCCTCTCTCGGCAGGGGCAATGATTCGATGTTGGTCCATATGACCCCGGGTGAAGTTGAGGGGCTGCAGAAACTTGCCCTAGCCCACGGTGGTTCCCTGACGTTGAATCCACATACCGGACTGCCGGAAGCTGGGTTTTTGGAGTCTGTATTGCCGATGGTGCTTGGCGTTGCCTTAGCTCCGCTGACCGCCGGAACCTCATTGTCTTTTCTGGGAGCGACCCCACTAGCGGCGGGGCTTACCGTTGGTGGTTTGCACGGCTTGGCCACGGGGTTCAAAGACCCGATGCAAAGCGTTATGGCAGGTCTGGGTGGCTACGGTGGTGCGGGACTAGGCGGGGCGCTGAGCGGGATGGGTGCTGGGGCGGCGGAAGCGGCTGGATCACAAAACTGGTTGGCCGCGCAAAACGCAGCAGCAGACCTCAGTCTTCAAGGTCTGGGTGGGGATATCGCAGCGCAACAAGCTATTGATGCAGGTACAGGCGGGTTTGGCAGAGGAGTAGAGTCCACTATAGGGAGCCGGTTTGCCGACATAGGGCGAGGGGTTGGGGCC